GGCAAACCCCGGCGCGTAGATCGATCGATCAATCGACAGCGGCCCAATTCCTGAGTAATCAAACTCAATCGTACATCTACAATTCGACATGCAAGTTGCTGCTCCTATGTCCAGAATTTCGTCTAACGCAATGAAGTCATCAGTAGCCGCGCTCACGCACTCATCGCATGAGCTTCCATCTTCCTCGCAGACGCGCCGGCCGGAAATAACCCCAGCGTCAGACTCGCGATCAGTGACAGAGTTCTCATGAGTGCCGTAGATCGCATCCATGTAGAGCTCGGAACGCGCAGGCGTTTGGCCGAAGATTAGTTGGCTGATTCGCTCTTTAGTGGCGATGGTTTCGAGCACTTCCTTAGCGGTTTCTGTTGTGGTTGCCAGTTCCGTGGCTATCTCAGAGGGTGCAACGCTCATCACAACGCTTTCGACCGTGGCAGGGGCGACCTGTAAGGCTTCCGCGGCCTCGGCAATGATCTCCTGGGCCACTTTCTCCGATGCCAGGTAATCCCGCTCGAATCCAGCAACATAACCGGCCTCAGACGATACCTTTTGCCCGATGCGCGCCCATCGCTCAGCGTTCATCTGATCTTCGCCACCATAGGCAAATAGCCCGGCAGCACCGTGAACCTCTTTGATTTTCTCTCTGAGGAAGGCGAAGAATACTGCTGCGGTGATTGTTCCCGCGATTAGCTTGTCGGCTTCTCGACTGACGATCCGCTTCTCATCTTCGATATAAGTCTCAAGCATTTGACGGAGTTCGCGCGGGCTCACGACTGAGCCATCATCACGGATGTAAACACGTCTGCGCGCGTCCCAGATCATTGAACTCCTGTCGGCCCCTGCGCGCCCATGATCTTAGCCACGCCTGACTTCATCTTGTTCACGTCCTGCGGCGTAGGCGCGGCTTGGCCAAATCCCGGCAACAGTTTCAACCTGTCCATCTCATCCTCGAGATCGACACCCGGGAAAGCCTTCTGAATGATGTTGATGAACGTGTCAGGCGTCAGCAGTTTGGAACTGACAGCGGTAATCAGAGCCGTGATGGTCTGCGCGTCAACCGGGATGCCCGATTCAGCAACACCCAACTCAACCGATCCGCCGTCCTTCTCGCCGTAGTAAGCAGCATGGAAGCCTAAAGCCTCTTCCAGTGCGTCCTGAAGCGACCGGGCCATCGTGGATAGGTCGGACGATTCCTGAAGGTTGTTCGCTCGAATCTCTGTGGCGGTAACGTTCGAGTCGGTCTTTTGGGCCAGCATCGACAGGCCCATTAAGGCCATGCGCTGCTCAAGGTCTTGGAGTTCTGTGCGGCCTGACTCGATTGCTTTCCCGGTATGCTCACACCATTGCAAATCGCCATCGGTCGGGACATCCACGGTGGAACCCACGCCAACCTCGACGGTCTGTTGCTCCTGAGTCGCGCCCTTGCGAACAAGGATCGGAACCTGAGCAACGTGCAAAATGTTTCGATAGTCTGAGTATTCCTGCCAATGCGCGATGTTCAGATAAGCGAGATCCAAAAGTGGAGGCGTGCTTTTCAGCATTCCGGTCCTATTGCCATAGACCACGGCAACCGGGATCCGGTCGAGCGTCGTGAGGCCCTTGGCCTCAGAGATAATCTTATCCTCGCCTTGGTCACCCGTGACCTTGCGGTAAAGCTCCCACGTCACCCGACCTTCGAACAACCTGAACACCCGATACCGGCAGATTTCCTCTTGCCCGAATTCACCCTTTGGCTCTGTGGTCTTTTCCTCAAAGGTAATCTGAGTGAGAACGGTTTCACCGTTGATCGTCTCGGTGCGCCAGTTCAGTGCTTGGTTGGCTTTGTACTTTACCCAGAACGGACGACGGCCTGATGCGCGCTCATCGGCCAGCGTTGCGCCGTCAGGTAACTTCGGCTGCATGTCCACAAGGATGAAGGCGTGCCCTTCGAAGGCATCCGTAAACAGTTCTTTTGCAAAGACATCGAAGTGCGAGCCAGCCAGGTCTACATTCTCAAGGTCTTTGGCTATCTGCTCTGGTACATCTTCCCCGAGTTCGGGATTGTCTTTAAATACCATCCCCACGAGAGCGTCAAGCGTTGAAGAATACCGAGCGGCTCAATCTTCGTGAATAGGCCGGGTCTTTCTCCGCTGGCTCCATTGGCAAATAGATCTTGCCTTCGGCGCGCATCTTCGCAGTTCCACCAGAGACATCCTCAACGATAGTCCACGCTGGAGTCATCGCGTCGTATGCAGGATTGTGATAATCGGGTTTGTTTGTTGGATCTTCCACTTGCGTTCAAGGTAACTGAGATTTAGAGATTAAGTGGCGTGACTTTGAACTGCGGCAACAATCTGGCCGTGTTCATCAGGGCCCGCGCTATTACCGTGTCGTCGTTCATTCCTTCGGGTGCTGAATAGCTAACACGTCCGGTCACTGTCGAAACCTTTGATTCGTAGGCCACCAGTTCAGCAGTCGCGACCGGAAGATTGAGCCAGCGGAACTCGTTACGTTCGAACGCCAGGGCGAGAGATTGAATCAGCGGTCCTTTGCTTGATGCGGTCGTTTCAAAGCTCCTGACGGGCAATCGCTCGTTCTGCAATGCCTCAATGTTGGGCGAGCCAATCGAGTTGGCTTCTGCCAGGATGGTTTTGATTCCCCATCGCTCATAAGCTGCGCGGATTCTCGCACGCTGAAATCCCCACTCGATCTTGTTGAAGCGATCCAATTCCAATTCAACCTTGCAATCAGCGCAACCGATCGAGTGCGCCGTAAAGTCATGCTTTTGCGCCCAGTCCAGACCTGAAACGATCCGATGTCCCTTGTGGCTGTCTGGGTGAGCATTGGCCGGCGCCGTCAGGTTGGGTTCGATGTTTCTAAACACTGCGCCTTCGGACTGAAGGAATTCGGCAAGGTACTCCTGTTTGAAAGTAAGCTCGGGGAGTTCCAGTCGAGCCTTCTCGACTTCCTCCGGCGAGATGAACGGGTTCGCGACCGTTGGAAACTGCCAGCTCGCCCAATCAGGCATCAGTTCATCTTGGCCAAAGTCAAAACCCTGCTTGAAGAAATTCATGCCCCGAGGCGTCGACAGCCAGAACGCATCGCCCTGGTAATCAGTCAGCGTCGGGCGTATCACCGCTTGCCACGCCTCTTGGAAGTTGGAGACCATCGCAGCCTCGTCAACAATGACACGTTTGTATTTCCGCCCTCGGGATGAATCAGCAGCATCCAACGACCACATATCGACCACGCCCCCCGTGATCAATTCAAGGCGATGCTCCTGCGCTGCGGTCCTCTTGATTACTGGGCTTAGGATGTTTCGGGTTTCTCGCCAGACCTCAGCGAGCATTTTGTGAGTTGGACTGAACCATCCGACCGGGTAGCCTTCCAGCGCGGGCTGCAAGTCTAATTCAATCCCGAGAAGTGTCTTGCCAAAGCGCCGGCCACACGCCAGCACATTGAACCGCTTCGCTTCGTCACAAATTGTTTGTTGGGCTGAGTGAAGCGCGGGGATCTGAATCTCAATCCGCTTTAATGCCGGTCTTGACATGGGTTATCACGATTTCAATGGCGTCGCCGTCAGCGCCTGAATGCTCATGCTTTTCGGTGGGTTTGCCGTAGCAATAAGCAAGTAGCAACGCGGCGGCTTGAACGTTACCGCCTAGAGATTCTTTATAAAGAGATTTGACGACCTTTTCTCTGGCAGACAACGGCAACCATTTATCCCAATTCGCGACAATGCCAAGCTCCTCAGCCTTTGACTTACGCCCCGCGCCTGGTCGCCTGCCGCCATGTCGTTCGTTTATTCGCGCCACTTGAAAAACCCTTGATTATTCATCACCGCTGTCCGCCTATCTGCCTCACTGAAGCATCTTGCCCACATCGCCATCGTAGCCCACAAGCTCCACGATGAGCTTTTGAACCGCAACGGCATCATCCTCCAGCTTGTTCATTAGGCTGATGAGCTTCTTGCCGCCGTGGAGCATCTTGCCGCCTGAAGCATAGAACGCGACCAAACTTTGGTAGTTTGATTGCGTCACTCCGGCGATGTTTCCACTGTTGAGAATTTGCTTGGTTTGGCAGGCCAAATCACAGGGGTCGAGTCCGGGATCGTCGGGCATTTGGTTTCAGTTCCTCCGTCGTTGTTGCTTCTCTGCTTCTCTCAGAGTCGTTTGAATATCGACCAACTTCTCTCGGTCGTTGTGAATATAAACCTCAAGCTGTGCGTTCTTTTCTTTGATGGCCGCTAGCTCTGCGCGCTGGTCGGCGTCCCTCAACAGGATCGTCGTAGAGAGATTTGATACCTGGACTTCCAGCGTTACCAACCCCGATACCAGCACCACCGCCAGGGTGACGATGATAGCCATCAAGGGCCACGGAATAAATAGCCCCTTCGTTGAGAGCTGGTTTACCATTTGCGTCTCTTCATGCGGCACAAACCAACGCTCCCAGATTGTCGGCTCTTGATAAGAATTTGGGATGTTTTCTGCGGTTCCGCTGGGTGATGCAACTGGAGTGATGTAATCATGGATCTTTACGGTGCTC